ACACATACCGAGGGAACCACGAAGCCGCGATTTATCTGTTGATAACGCTTCTCAATAAAGGTACAGCCTTGCCAAGGCCAGCCTGTAACCGGTCTAATCGCTTGGTATCACAAGGTTGTAACCTATTTTGTACGCAGCTGGTTACAATATGCCCATGGGTACAAATCCGATGCTGGTCCCGCGGGCAGAGTGAACCTCCAGCAGTACGCCGATCACCGCAAGGCCCAGGGCCTTCGAGGGGCCACCCATGTGTCGGTGCTCAGGGCAATTAAGGCGGGTCGGATGCAGCCCCCAGCGGTTGAGCGTCAAGGGAGTGGCTGGGAGATTGACCCGGCTCTTGCTGATGAGCAGTGGGCTCAGGCCACCGACCCGGCGCCCCGTGGGACCAATGCCAGCCAAGGTCAGGGGCCCAGACCGAAAGCTGCCGCGCCGGGAGGCCAGGCGCCCACGGCCAAGCAAGATCAGCAGCCGGCAAAGCCCAGGCCATCGCGTCCCCCCGCCCAGTCCCTTGCCGACAATTTTCCAGAGCCTGAAGAAATCCCCAGCTACAACGACAGTCGGGCTCGATCCGAATTCGAGAAGGCCAATATCCTGGAAATGGATCGCAAGGCCAAAGCAAACATGCTGCTCCCCCGCGAGGAAGTAGGGCAGGCCTGGGATGCAGCGGTCAATATCACCCGCACCGTGATGCTGGGGGTGCCAAGCAAGGCAAAGCAGAGAATTCCGCACCTGACACCCGATGAGGTGGCGGTGTTGATGGACCTGATACGCGAGGCCCTGAGTGGTCTCGCTGCGGGCGACGTAATGGAGCTCTACCCAGAGGTTGAGCCTTGACACTGCCAGCGGTGCAGGAGCTGACGCGGCGGATCCTGAACGGCTTTAAGCCACCCCCGAAGCTGCGGCTTTCGGAATATGCGGACCAACCGGCCACGGTCGATGGCGGCGCGGTGATGACCGGCAACGCAGCAGAGAAGGGCCAGTGGCGGACGCTGCCGTATCAGCGGCCGATCCTGGATGCGTTCACTAACCCCAATGTTGAAACGGTGGTTTGTTTGAAGTCGGCTCGCGTCGGCTGGACAAAGATGCTGGGCGTTGTTGTTCAGTATTACTCGCACCATGATCCATGCCCGATCATGATTGTGCAGCCGGTTAAGGAGGACGCTGAAGGGTATAGCAAGGAAGAAATCAAGCCATTATTCGAGGATACGCCAGCGCTGCAGGGGCTAATAACTGAATCCAAAGCACGCAACACCAGCAGTAATACGATCCTACTAAAGCAGCTTAGCAATGGCGGTTTAATAGATATAGTAAATGCTGCCAGTGGGCGGGCCTTTCGGCGCAAATCTAGAAAGATTGTTCTCTTTGATGAGTTTGACGCTTATCGCAGAATTGACGAAGGCGACGTTTACAAGCTAGGCCGCAACCGTGCTGATTACTACTGGGACCGCAAAATAGGCGTAGGCAGCACACCAATATTCAAGGATGGGCGAACAGAGGAATTATACAAGAAATCAGATCAGCGAAAGTTCTTTGTCCCTTGCCCATTTTGCAATCACTATCAAATTTTGCGATGGGATCAAATGATAAAAGAGGGCGAATTTATTGCCCATTATGAATGCGAGAATTGCAAAAAGCCGATCCCGCACAGCAAAAAACGCTGGATGGTTGAGCGCTGCGAAGATCGCCCGACCGCTGTTGCCCAGGTTCCTGGCCTCATTGGGTTTCATGTCTGGGCGGCCTACAGCTATTCACCTGCGGCGGACTGGGCAATTCTGGTTCGTGAATACGACGAGGCCTTGGAGTCGCTGCGCAAAGGCGACCCAGAGCCAATGCAGACCTTCAGAAATACGGTGCTCGGCGAAGGTTGGGTGGACTCGCAGGCCGGCAAGGTCTCGGCTGACAACCTGGCCAAGCGCCGGCAGTCTGTTGATCTGGGCAATGGCTATTCGATTCTTGGCGAGGACTTCACCCTGACCGGAGTGCCTAATGGCGTGCTGTTGATCACCGCTGGAGTAGACACCCAGGGCGGTGGCGGCACGGCAAACGAGCGACTGGTTGCCACCGTCTGGGGCTGGGGCGTTGGGGAGGAGGGCTGGCACCTGGGCCATTGGGACATCGATGGCGACCCGCAGGACAAAAACACGCTTGCGCAACTGGACCGGATCGCCGAAACCAAATGGGTCCGAGAGGATGGCACCGTGCTCAGGTTGGCGCGGGGCGGCATTGATGAAGGTGGCGATGCAACCAGTTGCCAAGCGGTCCGCGAGTTTTGCTCAACCCGTAAAGATGTTTGGGTGCCAGTTCGAGGGGCTCCGCAAAAGAGCAAACCCCTGTTGGGCAGGGGCGTGCCGGTGAGCATCAACCGCAAAAATAAGCCGATTGTAAAGAACGGGGTTAACCTGTATTTTGTGGGTTATGACGAAAGCGTCAAGTCACTGCAATATCGGTTAGGAGTTGAGACCGTAGGCCCTGGTTACTTGCATTTTGGCCTGTGCTCAACTGATCAATTCTTGGCGGAGCTGTTCCCCTGGAGGCGGATGCCGCGGCGGAGCAGGGGCCAGATCAGCTATCACTGGGAAGCGCCAACCGGGGCGCGAGATGAGGGGGGGGACTGCACCCGCTACGCATATGCGGTGCTGCAGCTGGTAACCCGCCGCTACACCCCAGGCACCATGTGGGCCCAACTCGCCCGCACCCTGGGCACCCAGGCGCCGGGGACGGGAGGGGGAGGGGTTAATAGGTTTGGCACTGGCGGGCGCTTTGGGTGAGTATGATGCTAGGCATGGCAGGAATTACGCTCGCTATCGCCACTGCGCGGCTCGATGATTACCTTGATGCCGAGGTCAAGGTATTGGATGGTCAGGAAAAAAAGATGGGAGACCGAACGCTCAAGCGTGCGGATCTGGCAGAAATTCAGGCAGGGATTCAGATATGGAATCGCAGGGTGCAGGAGCTGAGCAGCCGGGCCAATGGCCGTGGCCGGGGATTCACCCTTAGGCCTAACTTCTGATGGCAAAGCGCCGCAACAACAAAAAGCTTCAGCTGGCTCAGGCCCTGCCCGCCGACCTTGACCGCCTAGGCCATGGCGGGATGATGGCCTTTGGCGGCATGACCGGCACCAGCAGAATGGCCCGGTCGCCGCGGTTTGCCAACTGGCGTCCACAGCTACTGGATGCAGACGGTGAGGCCGAGTATGAACTGGCCGACCTGCGGGCATTCTCCAGGGATCTGGAGAGGACCGCACCGGTAGCGACTGGGGCGATCGAGACTAGGGTTTCGCACATTGTTGGAACCGGCCTCAGCCTGCAAAGCCGAATTGATGCCAAGGAGCTGGGTTTGTCGGATGAACAGGCCAGCGAATGGCAGAGCATGACCGAGCGGCGGTTTGGAATGTGGGCAAAATCGCAGTATGCCGATCGCCATGGCGAGCTGTGTTTCTATGAGCAGCAGCAGCTGGCGTTGCGTTCGCACGATTCCAGTGGTGATGTGTTTGTACTGCTTGGTGATAAGGGCCGCGAGGATTGGCCGTTTCGGCTGACGGTGCAGCTTGTTGAGGCTGACCGGGTCAGCAATCCAGATGGACGGATGAATACCGGCACGCTGATTGATGGCGTAGAGCGTGATGCCGACGGCGAGCCAGTGGCGATTCAGGTTTCTCGCTACCACCCAGGCCGGCTGATCCCTCAAACCGCCAACACATGGGAACGGATCCCGTACCGGGGCAGCTCTGGCCGCCGCAATGTCCTGCACCTGAAGGAAATGAAGCGCCCCGGCCAAACCCGTGGGCTGCCGATCCTGGCCCCGATCATTGCCACAATCAAACAGCTAACCCGGTACACCGACGCCGAAGTGGACGCGGCAGTGAACAGCGCAGCGCTGGCGCTGTTTATGCAAATGGACCCAGAGGCGTTTTCAGACTCGACTATTTTTAGCGATCAAGAACGACAAAGGATGTTGGCCGCGGCTAATTGGGACGGCACGATCGAAAGCGGCCGGGCCGTGAACCTGATGCCAGGCGAAAGCATTGTCAGCCCAACTCCTGGCCGCCCAAATCCAAACTTCGATCCGTTTTTTGGGGCGATGCTAAACATCTGCTCCATGGGTCTGGGGATTCCTAAGGAGGTGCTGGCCAAGGCCTTCAACGCCTCCTATTCCGCCAGCCGTGCTGCATTGATGGATGCCTGGCGGACTTGGCAAATCAAGCGCGTCTGGCTGGCCCAACGGCTATGCCAGCCCGTTTATGAGGAGTGGTTGGCCGATGCCGTGGCACTGGGGATCATCCAGGCGCCAGGCTTTTTTGCTGATTCTTTCATCCGGTATGCATGGAGCCAGACCAGCTGGTGCGGCGATGGCCCTGGGGCTCTCGATCCGTTGAAAGAGGCCATGGCGGCAGCCAAGCGCATGGAGGAGGGCATCACCACCCGAGCTGAAGAAGTTGTTGCCTATGACGGCGGCGACTGGGAAACCAAGCACCGGCAAAGCGCCAGGGAGATGGCGGCCAGGGTGCGCGATGGCTTGCAGATGCCTGCCGTTGCGGTTGCGGTGCCACCACCTGACCCAAGCAGCACTACCGATTAGATTGAGCCCATGACAGTTCTTGATGTCCTAAATGCACCTTGGGCGATCCTGCCCAACCGCCTGGAAGAAATCCAGGGGATCTACGCGGCTCGCAGCCGTGGGGAGGAACTGGACGTTGCGGCAGTAGAGGCCAGGATTGGCCGGCCACTGGGGACCGAGCAGCAGCAGGGCTACGAGGTGCGGAACGGCGCGGCATTGATCCCGCTGCATGGCGTGTTGGCTCAGCGGATGAACCTGATGACCAACATGTCAGGCGGCACCAGCACCGAGCTGTTCGCCCGTGATGTTCAGACCGCAGCGGCAGACCCCACCGTCAAGGCCATCATCCTGCTGGCGGACACCCCAGGCGGCACCGTGGCTGGCACCCAGACCGCTGCCGCAGCGGTGCGGGCGGTTCGTGGTGTGAAGCCGATTGCAACTCTGGTTCAGGACTTGATGGCTAGCGCCGGGGTTTGGATTGGTTCCGCTACGGGTCTGGTGGTACTGGCTTCTGAAACTGCTCAGGTTGGCTCGATTGGTGTTGTAGCGACCCATGTTGACGTAAGCCAGCGAGAGCAAGCCCAAGGGGTCAAGACCACTGAGATCGTAGCCGGGAGGTTCAAGCGGGCAGCATCGCAGCACGGCCCGCTGACCGAAACCGGCCAAAAAATGATTCAGGATCAAGTAGACTATTTGTATTCGCTGTTTGTCAATGATCAAGCTGCCGACCGTGGGGTATCGGTTCAACGTGTTCTCGATGACATGGCTGATGGGCGAATGTTCATTGGCCAACAGGCAATTGATGCGGGCCTCGCGGACCAAATCAGTAGCCTGGACATGCTGATAGCTCAGCTCACTGCAACCCCTAGCGCCTCCACTGGTGGGCGCTCTGCCCCATCCACCCAGCCCCCCGCCCGTTTTGCTATGGATGAAAATCAACCCACGCCCCAGACCACTGCCGAATGGCTGGCGGCTAACCCCGAGGTCGTCGCATCATTGCGGGCCGAAGGTGCTGCCGCCGAACGCCAGCGGATCGCCGATGTTCGCGCCCGGTCAATGCCAGGCCATGAAGCTCTGATCGAGCGACTGGCTGCTGATGGCAAGACCACTGGCGTTGAAGCTGGTGATGCTGTTCTGACTGCCGAAAAGGCCGGCCTCGCCAGTGTTGCGCAGGCTCGGCAGTTTGACGGGGCCCCCAGTGTTCCTTACGCCCCTGCCCCTGACGGCAACCATGAGGCCAAACCTAGCAAGGCCTTTGTATTCTCCGGGTTTCTTGGCCCTGGAGCTAATGAAGAGGCGATTCACGACAGCGCATTGGCCTATCAAGCTGAGCATCCTGGCGCTAGCTATCAGGATGCAATTCGCGCCATCACCACTCAAGGAGGTAACTGATCATGGCCGTTGGTAATTACGCTGAAACCAGCCTGCCCATCAGGGCAACGGCTACCATCACCCAAAACCGAGCCATCAACTTTGCTGGCGCTGTTCCTGCCGTTGGCGGTCATGGCGCTGTGGCGGTGTTTGGCGGCGTGAGTGGCGATCTCATCACTGCTGTTGTGACGGGAACTGCGCAGGTTGAAGCCGGCGCGGCATTCGCCGCAGACATTGCGCTGCAGTTTGACTCTGTTGGCCGCCTAGTAACTCGAACTACTGGCGCTACCGTTGCCCGATCTATCACCGCTGCCGCTGCCGCTGGTGACATTGCCGAAGCTCTCCTTATCCCCAACTGATCATGGCCGCACAAAACCTCAGCCAGGCCCGTGCTGGCATCAGCCCCGTCAACACTGCAATCGCTCAAGGGTTTCAAAACTCTGAGTTTGTAGGGATGAACCTGTTTCCCCGTGTTCCCACGGGCGCTCGCGCAGGAAAGATCATTTCCTTTAATAAGGAATCTTTCATGCAATACAGCAACATGGCCCGCAGCCCTGGCGCTAGAACTCCTCGCGTTTCGTTTGGTTATTCCGGGAGTGACTACGGCCTTCAGGATTATTCCATTGAGGGCATGTTGCCCAAGGAAATCAGGGAAGAGCAGCTTGATCCTTCTAAGGGCTTTACTATTGATGGTGCGACAATGGCCATCAATGGAGCGATGGATATTGTTGGCTTGCGTCTTGAAATTCAACAAGCTGCGCTGGCTACCAATACGGCAAATTATGATTCTTCTAATAGGATTATACTTTCCGGCACTAGTCAATTTTCGGACTTTACCGGCACTAGCAACCCCGTTAAGGTTGTAAAAGATGGCAAGGAAGTCATTCGACAACAGATTGGGAAGCGCCCAACTGATTTAGTGATGGGGGCTGCAGTTTTTGAGGTGTTGACCCAGCATCCTGTGATCGTTGACCGGATCAAGTATACCGGTCGTGACACTGCTACGCCGGAACTTTTGGCTTCACTTTTTGGCGTGCAAAATGTTTGGGTGGGAGATGCTATTCAATCAAACGATGCTGGCGTGTTTTCTGATGTATGGGGCAAGGATATAGTGTTGGTTTATAAGCCAGTCGCCTCTTTAGCTCAAATGGGAGCGCCTAGCTATGGGTACACTTACAACCTCAATGGATACCCAATGAGCGAGCCGGCTTACTACGAAAACAACAAGAAGGCTTGGTGTTTCCCTGTGTCCAGCTGCGAAGCCCCCGCCATTGCCGCCAAAGCGGCTGGCTACCTGATCAAAAACGCAGTCGCCTGATCATGCCCGCCTACACCGTTCTCAATGGTCCTGTTTACCACGACGGGGCCCGCTATGAAGATGGCGCCGAGATCCTCCGGCTAACCACCGAAGAAGCCGCCACCCTGGTGGCCTTGGGGGTTGTTGGTGCCACGCCCGAAGGTGGCAAGAAGACTAAACCTTCTGAGCCTGGCGACTGATGGCGTTCGACGATCTAGATGATTTTCTGGATCTGGACATGGGCGCTGTTCCCGTGATAGCCGGGGCTGTAACAGGCCTTGGCTATCTCGACTTGAACAGTGAAATTATTTTTGATGGAGACGTTACGGTAATTGATTATTTGCTGACTGCAAAAACTGATTTATTTGGCAGCTTAAATTATGGGAGCCCAGTTACGGTAGACGGCCAAACCTACAAAGTTGAGATGCAGCCCCAGCGCTTCAATGATGGCGCGTTTTGCAAGATTCCATTAGCCCGCATTACAGCCATAGCTATCCCCCTAGTCTCCCGCCTCCTCCGCACCGGCTCCGGCCAGTTATTGGTTACCGGCTCCGGCCGTTCGCTGCAAACCCAGCCGTCCTAAGCCATGACCCAAACACCGCTCACGATTTCCCAACTGCCAGACCTGGGCAGCGTCCAGGGCAGCGACCGCCTGGTGTTTGACCGCATCGGCGCGGCGGTAACGGCCGGGGCGTTTGTTGTTGGGCAAGCGTATCAAATTATTAGCGTAGGCAATACCTCTTTCACAGCAATTGGCGCCGAATCAAATACAGTTGGTGCATATTTTGTAGCCACTGGCGCGGGCACTGGCACCGGCACGGCGGGGCCGATCAATACCCGGAATGCAGCGGTCTCAGCGTTGGTGGCGTTGCTGGGAGGCGACCCTGCTGGAACGGCCGCCGCCGCGGTAGCGGCGCACGCAGCAGCAGCAGACCCCCACCCTGGATACACAACCCCGCAAGAGGCGGCAGCAGCTGCCCCTGTGCAGTCGGTTGCGCTGTCGGTTCCTAGCGGTTGGAGTACCAGCACTACCAACACGGGCGGCGGTGTCACCCTTACCCTGGGGCTGCCGTCAGGATTCAGCCTGCCGAGCAACGCGATCCAGACGACATGGACGACAGGGGCAACGCTGGCCGGCACAGCGGTTCAGCCGGCAGATCTCGCATCGACGCTCTCCAGCTATCTGACGACCGCCAATGGAGCCCTCACCTATCAACCTCTGGATGGCGATCTGACAGCCATTGCGGGGCTAAGCACTAGCGCCTATGGCCGCTCGGTGTTGGTGTTGGCCAATGCCGCGGCGGGGCGAACCTGGCTTGAACTGGGCACGGCCGCCACTGCCGCTACCGGTGATTTTGCAACTCCTGCAGCACTGAGCACCGGCCTGGCCACAAAGGCCGACCTGGTTGGAGGCGTGGTGCCCACCAGCCAAATCCCGGCAATTGCCCTGGTTCAGTATCTAGGCCAGGTCAGCAGCCAGACCGCGATGCTGGCCCTCCGGGGGCAAGGTGGTGATTGGTGTATTAGGACCGATGGCGGGGCCAGTGAGTGGGTGATCGTCGCCAATGACGGCGCCCTGCTGGCCGATTGGGTCCAGATGCCGACAGGGATGCCCGGCGTCAGCTCGATCAATGGGCAGACAGGAGCTGTCACGCTGGGCACTGGGGATCTTTCGGAGTCCGGAGGCAACCAATTCTTTACCGCAGCCCGAGCAATCGCCTCTGCCCTGGCCGGCTTCACTGCAGGCGCCGGCACGGTCAGTGAATCGGACACGATCTTGCAGGCCCTACAGAAGGTCGTCGGCAACATCGCCAACCGTGCCGCGGCGGGGCTGATCGGCTCTAGCGGTCTAACCATGGCCACCAACCGCCTTGTTGGCCGCAGCGCAGCAGGCACGGGCTCGCTGGAGGAGTTTGCCCCCCTTGGCCTGGCATTCTCCGGCGCCAACCTGGCCACGTTGTCGGACGTTTACATAGACCTATCGGATGGGTCCACTCCGTTAACACACTCAACAACTGTAGCCAAAAAACTTACGCAATATCTGCGTACCGCAATGGCGCTCACTGATCTGCCAGTGTTTGCCGTTGCGACAGCTCCAACCGGCGCAGCATTGCAATTTGATATTAAGGTCAATGGTACGTCAATTTACGCAACTCTGCCAACAATCGCAGCAGGTTCCACTAATTCTACCGCTAGTCCTGGGACATTTGCTTCGGCATTTGTTACCGCTGGCCAAGTTATAGCGACGGGTTCTATAATAGCTTATTTTGTTACTCAAGTTGGGTCAACTGTTGCGGGAGCTGGGCTTTTAGTAATTCTGCCAACTAGGAGGGCAGGATAAAAATGCAGCATTGGGGCGATTCGTTTACTGCCTTTCCACCCCCGGCCGGATCTGGAGGCGTAGTTGCCACAGGCGGCACCACCCAGGACATAAATGTAGGCGGGATAAATTACCGCGTCCATACCGTTAACTCTTCGCAAACAATAAACATAATCAGCGGCGGCACGATTGAATACCTGTTGATTCCCGCAGGCGGCGGCGCCAATGGCGGGGACAATTCAGAAGGCGGCGGCGGCGGTGGCGCTGGTGGCAGACCACTAGAGGGTTCGCTGGCTGTTGCCGTCGGCCTTTACCCTGTGACCATCGGCCTCGGCGGGCTAGGGGGAACTGACCAATCTCGAACCGCTGCACAACGGGCGGGCGGCAATTCCAGCGCGTTCGGGCTGACTGCAATCGGCGGTGGCGGTGGCGCCAGGCTCTCAGGCACAGCCGCCCCGTTTGTTGGTGGCAGCGGCGGCAACGGCGGTGGCGGGTTCCGGTCTGGTGCCGCTGGTGGGGCGTCAACCGCAGGGGGGTTCTCCGGCGGTGCCGCTGGCGCTACCGCGACAGCGGGCGGAGGTGGCGGTGGCGGTGGCGGTGGCCCTGGCGGCAATGGGGTAGCCAGCGGAGTTGGAGGGACTGGCGGCATCGGTTTCGAGTCGTCGATCACCGGCTCGGCACAGAGATATTGCGGTGGCGGCGGTGGCGGCAACCAGACAGGCGCCACCGGGCCTGCTGGCGGCCTTGGCGGCGGCGGCAACGGCGGAGCGCAGAGCGGCGCTGGCCAAGCCGGGGCCGCCAATTCGGGCGGCGGCGGTGGTGGCGGTGGCCGAGGCGGCGGCACCACCGGTGGCGCCGGCGCTGATGGCAGACTAATTTTTCGCTATCAAATCTGAACCCCATGAATTATTTGCTTCTCAACCGCGCCACCAACCTCCTAACTGCATGGCCCCGTGGCGACAGCGAGCCGGTCATTGGACTAGACCGCAATGCCTACCATGTGGTGGAGGCGATTCAGGAGCCCGAGCCCACTGGGTTCAACCCTGCGACGCATCAGGCACAACCACTGGCGCCAGTGGTCAACATCACAGACGTGGATGCCGACGTAAACGGCACCGTGACCTATGGGTGGGAGGTGGTTGAGCTGCCCCCAGGGCCAGCACCTGGGCCAGACTGGCCAGGATTCCGGCATGCGATCCTGACCGAGAACGGGTACGTGGACGCAATGGCAGCAGCCCTGGATTCTGAAAACGCTTCTGCACGCCTTGCAGTGACGTTTTCCATTTCTCGCCTGGATCGCTTCCAGGATAGAGGAGATTTTAGCGAATATTTGCAGGGTCTTCTACTGATTGTGTCGGTTCAGCCAGAGCAAAACATGGCGCCCCTAGTTGAGGAATTTCTAGCCTTGGCTGCGCGGTGCAATCTACCAACGGCCTTTATAACTGCCCTGAATCAGGCTATAATCGCCATGACTCCGCCTAGCGCCTAGCCATGAGTGCATGGGATGTCGTTGCCATGACGGCGCTGCACCTGGCGTTGTTTCTGCCGGCGTGGGGCGTTCTGACGGCAGTGCCAGTCGTGCGGCGCTGGATGCGGGGGAGACTGGATCGTGAGTGAAAATTTTAGTCAAGTTCCACAAGTTCCGCTTAGTGACCTAAAAGGCTTGTTTGACATGCTCAACAGAGCATGTGGTGAATTGTCCGGTGTTAAAGATCAGCTTCAAGAAGTTACTTCTATACAGGGAGATCTAAAGCTCTTATGCTCAGGACTAACTCGGATGGAGACAGCAATATCAGATATTCAAACGGACCATAAAGCCGCAGTTAAAGACATGAACGCGCATGATAGGGACATCATAAAACTCTCAAGCGCTGTTGAAGCATTAATGAAAGAAGCAGGGCAATTAGAAAAATCTGTTGAAAAATTGCAAAGCGATATGAATGGCATCGTTATCAAGATCGCCGCAGTTGCAGGCGGTGTAAGCGTGGTGATTTGGTTGGTGACGCAAGGCATCGCGGTGTATGACAAGCTGCCCCATGGCTCAGGCAAGGCGGGCCTTATCATGCCCCCGGCACTGGCGAGGGGCAAGGGCTAATGCTTCTGCCTGCCCTGATGTGGTCCCGATTGTTGCGAAGGGTCCTTGGGTGGGCATCATCAATCCCCTGGCTCGGAAAACATGTAAACCGACTTCTCACCAATCTGATCGCTAACTCCACCACGCCTCGGCCCAGACCATTCAGCCTGTGGTCTCCTGTGGCGGCTGCGCCGGGTGGCTCCAGTGGTCCGATTTCAGATTACACATCCTGGCCGGCCCTGACGGATCGCCGATTTTCTGCGCGTCACTTGCCTCCTGCCAGCATGAGCAGCATTGCGGCGCTCCCCGATGATGCCCCAAGCGGGCAAGGTGGTTGGGGCCCGGTTACGTCCTTGTTCGCCAGGGGCGAGGTGATGCAGGCGGATCGATCATCTGTTCTGTTCATGTTTTTTGCGCAATGGTTTACCGACAGTGTGCTCCGCACCGACCCTGACGACCGACGCAAAAATACTTCCAACCATGATGTTGATCTTTGCCAGATATATGGGCTGTATGAGCACCAAGCCCAGTGTCTACGGAGTCACTCTGGAGGACGCCTAACCTCTCAGATCATTAATGGGGAGGAATATCCTGATTATCTAGGAGAGCGAAACGAGGCAGGCGAATGGCAGGTCAAGGCTAAATATAGCTGTTTAGATTCTGAAAGGCGGGTGATCCCCTCACAGGGGCTTTACCCCCATGGCAATACCGAATGGGTAAAGGCAGCCCTAGACAAGAGTTTCCCCCCAGGCACGCTGACGCCAGAGCAGCGTGATGCAAGGCTCGACAGGCTCTATGCAACCGGACTGGAGAGGGGCAATTCATCGGTAGGGTATGTGGCCCTGAGCACCATTTTCCTGCGGGAGCACAACCGCATTTGCCAGGAGCTAAGCAGCATTTCAGGCCTTGATTGGAAAGACGACGACGAGCGCTTGTTTCAAACGGCGCGCATGATAAATACCTGTCTGCTTCTAAAGCTAACTATTGAAAACTACATCAATCATATAGCAGGTGATTCGTTGTTTAGGTTTGATCCCGGTTTTGCCGAAGGCCAGCCCTGGTATCGCACCAACTGGATGGCGCTCGAATTTAACTTGCTCTATCGCTGGCATGGCCTTGTTCCGGATCACTTAGTTGTGAATGATGCAATCGTAAATCATTCATTTTATCGCTGGAATAATGAACTGCTGGAGGCGCACGGTTTGGCCAGTATCATCGGCAACGCCTCAAACCAAGCAGCTGGATGTATCAGCCTAGGGAACAACCCTGATTTCCTGATGGGAGCGGAATGTCAGACAATTAAGATGGGTAGAGATTTTAGGCTACAGGGTTACAATGAATACCGCCAAAACTTTGGCCTTGCCAAGCTACGGGACTTTACAGAGCTTACCAAGGATAACGGCTTGCGCCAAAAACTGGAAACCCTCTACGGAGATATTGACAGGCTAGAGCTAGTGGTGGGCCTGTTTGCCGAAGATCCTCAGCCTGGCGCTTTGTTCGGATCGTTAATGCTGATCATGGTGGCCTATGACGCCTTCACACAGATTTACACCAATCCACTTCTCTCAAGGGCAATTTATACAGCTGAAACCCTTACCGCCTATGGGCTAGAGCTAATCGACACAACATCAAGCATCGCCGACCTAGTGCGCCGCAACGTGCCCGGGGGATTATCACAGAAGGTTGCGCTATCATTTCCCCATCATTAGCGAGGGGAAAGGGGGTGACGCGCTACGTCTGGCAGCTGATTGTATTTGGCGCTGGCTGCATGGTGATGGCGGCGGTGGTCGCTACGGCTAGCTGGTTTGCGTGCTCGCGGTTTGCTGGCGGGAGGGCGTGCGAAGGCCAGTTGGATCGGGCGACGATGGCATGGGTCAACGCTGCGGCATGGGTGACAGGGGTGGCGGTTAAATCCGATCGTCAGGGGGAGCCATGACCCTCTCTATCTCCTGCCAGATCATGGACGCCCTGGCGGCGCTGCTGCAGGGCGCGGCGGCCACCGAGGACCGGAGCGATATTCCTGGAGTTGGGGCCTTGTTTCTTGATGCAGCCAGGGTGGCATCTGAGCCCGATGGCGTGGTGATCAAGCTGGATCAGGAAGGGGAGGCCCTTGACAGGGTCCTAAGCGCGTGCCAAGCGGTCTCAACCCTACCGGTCGTTATCACCATCACCAAGCCCCGAACGCCAGGGGAGCCCCCAAACTGGCGAATCCTGGGCCCGTTTTGCGCGGCGGTCCATGCACGCATCATGGCCGGGAGGCGGGATCTGGGGGGACTGTGCATTGACATCGAATCCCGTGGCCGGATCCATGAGCCCAACCTGCAAGCATGCGAAGTCAAAATGATTTACAATGTGACCTATTACACGGCCATCTCCAACATTACATTGCATGAAGAAGGCAACGCATGAGCAGCCCCCTACACCGCCGTTGCCTTCTGGCCCTGGCGCCTATCTGCTCACCAACAACGAGTGGATCCTCGAATCCGTAACCCAACCCCCCCAAGCCGATGGCCCGCAACAAGTCTCAGTTTCTGATGGCAGCATTGGAGACGACCTACGCAACGTCAGCAGCCCCGACGGGGGTGAACGCGATCCGGGTCAGGGACCCGAAGCTGACAGCCCTTGACGCCACTGCTATTGCTCGCCCCAGCCTAGACGGGCAGTTCGGTGAAGCATTGCCGGACGTGATGGCCGAGCTGAAAAACGGCGTCGCGTTTGACGTTGAAGCCGTCGGCTCCGGCACCGCTGGCACCCCCCCCGCCTACGGGATTTTCCTGCGTGCTGCAGGAATGAACCTGGCAACGGTTGCCACCACCAGCAACACCTATTCATTCGTGACGGGCGGAGCTGATTCTCTGACCTTCTACCACGATTGGGACGGCAACAAGCACCTAGGGATAGGTGCCCGAACCAAGAGCTGGGAGCTGAAGATGCAGGCCGGCGAGGTGCCGCTGTTCTCGTTTGACATTCCTGGCATTTACGTGCCTCCTGTGGATGCGGCATCCCTAACGCCAACTTATAGCGCTATGGCTGCCCCCGTAGCTTGCAATTCTGTTAATACGCCAACATTTAGCCTTCATGGCTATAGCTGTTGCATTATTGATTTTTCGCTGAAATGTGAAAACACTGTAGAATTTTACGATCGAATGGGTTGCGCTCCTAATTTTCAGATCGTGGATCGTGTAATCACGGGATCCCTTAAGCTGCAAAGGCCGGATCTGCTAAGCAGCAAGGATTTCTACGCGATAGCAGTAGCTTCTACCAATGGTGCGCTCAACTTCACCCATGGCACGGTGGCGGGCAATCGCATAGTCGTCAACCTGTCCAAGGTTCAACTGGGCGCTCCCGCACCCGACGATGATGCCGGCATCGCAGCGCTGAACATTCCGTTTACGGTGCGACGCACTGAAGGCCTCAGCGACTCCGGCACGCTGGCGTTTACTTGATACTGATCAAGCTACTATCCCCAACCCTTTGCCCTAATTCCCATGTTTGACAAGCTCAATGTTGACGGCACCTATCCCTGTCGAGTAGTGCTAGAAGGCGCTGTTTTGAAAAATGGCGACACAGAAAATTTAGCTTTTACGGCTAAGTTTAATCGGATGGATCAAGAGGAAGTTAACAGCTTAACTCAAGCGATTTGGCTTTGGGACCAAACCCGAAAGGCCATCACCGAGGGGCGCCTTTTGCCCGAAGCCGCCAAGGGCGCCACGAATGTAAGTGACATTGATTGGGCTGATCGCATTCTTGGCGGCTGGGGTGAGGATGTGCGCAACCCAAGCGGTGACCCCCTTGAGTACACCGAAGAAGAAAAAAACAAAGTTCTTCGGATTGAAGGCATGGCCAGCGCCATTGTTGCAGCATGGCTAAAAATCAAGGGCTTCAACGGTGACAGCGAGGGAAAGCCGCCAACCTCCAAGAAATTGCGAGGGAATGGTTTCGACAAATGACCACCACCAGCCGCGTTGAATCCCAAGCCCAGGAGAACGACAGGCTGGCGCAGGAAGCGAAAAGGCTGGGGATCGTTGGGTTTGTGCCCGATGAGACCCCAGAACCCGCTGAGCCGACCTGCTGGATATGGCCCGAAAACTGGGAGGCCTTCCTGCTCTGGTGCCAGGTGCAAACCCAATGGCAGTGGGCCACCGATTACACCCCAGAGGGGCATCCGTACCGG